GCACATTGCGCGGCGGAGCGTGACGTGCTGCGTACGTACCGGGACTATCTGGTGCGTCGGCGGTACGCGAAGGGGACGGTGGCGGCGCGCACCGCGTGCGCGCGCCGGTGGGTGGCCGAGGTGCCCGAGTGGCGGTCGACGGACTTCCGCACGGTCGAGGCGTGGGTGTCCGAGCACAAGATCACCGCGCACTCGCAACGCAACGAGTACGGGTACCTGCGGGCGTTCTACCGATGGGCGCTACGCGAGGGCGTGACCGAACGCGACGCCACCGCGCTGGTCGACACACCGCGGGTGCCGAGCCTGTTGCCGCGACCGGCGCGCGACGTGCACATCGCGGACGTGCTCGCCACCGCGGACGTCGAGTTGACGGCGATCGTCGGTCTGATGGCGTGCGGCGGCCTGCGGTGCTGCGAGGTCGCCGCGCTGCGCTGGTGCGACGTCGACCTGCACGAAGGCTGGGTGCACGTGATGGGCAAGGGGTCGAAAGAGCGGCGGGTCTTCCTCAACGGTGACGTGGTCGCCCTGGTCGCCGCGCTCGACGGCGTCGAGGGTCCGGTGTTCCCTGGCCGCGACGGCGGCCACCGGTCGGCGGCGCGGGTGTCACAGATGGTGTGCCGTGCGTTCCGCGCCGCGGGCCATCCGACCACCGCGCACCAGCTGCGCCACCGCGCCGCCACCGCCGCGTTGGCTGTGCCGGGGGCCGACCTGTTGGCGGTGCGCGACATGCTCGGCCACTCGTCGGTATCGACGACGCAGGGCTACACCGCGGTGGTGCCGGGTCGGGCGGCGGCGACATCGAGGGCGGTCACGATGCCTGCGCGCGCTGCGTGATGCGCGTGCAGGCGCATGCTGTCTGACCTGCGGTTGTGCATCTTCATCTACATCTCGCGCGGCTACGGGCGGTCGCGCACGTGTTCTTCGAGGCGCACGACGCGTTCACGTAGCCGGATGAGGTGCACGATGGTCACCCCGATCGCGGTGACCATCGCCCCGTCGAGGACCCCGAGGGCGACGAGGGCGGTGATGATCGGCCCGTCGCCCACGGCGGCGAACACGCGGCGTCCCTAGCCGGCGAGCCAGGCGTCCCACACGGCCGGGTCCGACACCGGCAGGGCCGGGCCGAAACGGTCGACGTAGAACGCGACGTCGTCACCGGCGAGCCCGACGAGGCGTCCGGGGTAGACGAGCACGACCTGTCCGGTGTGGGTGTTGGTGATGATGAACGGCACGGCGTCCTCCTCGACGGGCGGCGGGATCGGGGTCGGCTCGGGCGGCACGTCGAGCACCAGGTCGGAACGGAACAGGTCCATGTTCCACGTGCCCGACGTCGCCCAGCGCGACGGGCCGGCCGGGTCGATCTTGCGGCCTGGTGCCCACTCGACATGACCACGGACGTGGTCGACGGGGATCCCGTAGCCGGCGCACAACGCCGCGGTGAGCGCCTGGTAGGCGTCCTGTTGGACCGGCGGCCACGGTTCGCCGGTGCCGCCGTTGGCGGCCTCGACGCCGATCGCGTGGGTGTTCATCTCGTTGTCGGGCACCCCACCGCCCCACGTGTCCGAACCGGACCCGTTGGTGTTCGTCGCCCCGGCGGCGATCACGGTGACCGCCCCGGTGCGCGACAGGTACAGGTTGGCGAGCGGCGCGTCAGGCGAGCCGGTGGCGATGTAGGCGACATCACCGGCGGGGTCCGACGACGGGCCGGACGCGGTGTGATGGACCATCACGTGGTCGGGGCGCCCCGGGTTGTAGCCGCCCGACCCACGCGCCCGGGTCTGCCAACCGGGGTGTTCGACGACGACCAGTCCGGCGTCGCGGCACACCCCGGCGATCCCGACGAGGTACAGGTCACCCACGGCCGGCGTCGACATCCGCGAGGACCTGTTCGAGCAGGTCGGCCAACACGACACGCCGCGCCGGGACATCGGCGGCGGTGTCGGCGGCGCGGGCCAACACACGCAGGCGGACGGCGACGGGGTCGGAGCGGTCGTAGGCGTCGAACGGGTCGTCGTCGCCGTACACCGCGGCGGCGTTCACGCCAGCTCGCAGGTCGCGTCGACGTAGTAGCCGTCGTTGATCTGCACCGGGGCCGGGACACTGGCCGACAGTTGCCCCCACGTCCCGAAGATCGCCAGTTTGTTCGGGGCGACCTTGTGCACGGTGCAGATGTTGCGCACCCCGCCGCCGCCGGTGACGACGTGGGCGACACCGACGACCTGGTAGTCGAGGATCTGACTCGCCCAGTTGCCTGTTGGCAGGGTCCACAGGTAGACACCGGACCCGCCCGCGGCGCCGGTGCCCCACGCCCAGGAGAACTGGAGCTCCATCGTCTTCGCGCCGACCAGCTTGTAGCGGCCCTGCACGGTGCCGGCGCCGGGGGTGCCGGTGTTGATCGCCGGTGTGAACCCGACCCATGACCCGTCCTTGGCGGCCAGGTTCGAGGTGTTCGAGGCGATCCCCGAGGTGTTCGTCGCGATCTGGGTGGTGTTCGTGTTGACCTGGGTGGCGATCGGGGCGCCCCACTCGTTGGCGGAGATCACGTCACCTTCGGTCGGGATCAGAATGTTCGAGGCGCGTGGTTGGGTGTCGGTCATGGCGTGTTGACTCCTGCGACGTAGGCGGTGAGGGTGTGCGTCGCCTCCCACACCCGGGCGTTGAGCACGTGGGAGGTCTGCACGACGCGGTACAGGTCGGCGGTCTGCGGGTTCTGGCGGAACCATTGCAGGACCTCGTTCGGGGCCCAGACCATCGATGCCGGGTTCCACGGTGTCGACGGGTTGCCGTAGCGGTCGGTGCGGTCCCCGGAGGTGCACACGATCTGGTCGACGATCTGATGGTTCCACTGCATCGCGTTGAACACGTTGGTGCCCATCTGCACCGCCGCCGCGTACTGCGCCCCCGACGCGGTGATGTCCCCGATGATGCGGCACGGCCCGAACGTCTGGATCCCCATCTGCGCCCAGTTCGGGGCGGTCTGGTTCAACGTGGTGACGGTGCCGGTGTAGGCGGTGCCGGTCCAGGTGACGAACGAACGGACCATCGCCATCCCGGCATCCCAGATCGTCTGGTCGTTGACCTCGACGTTGGCGAGGGTGCGCGTCGTCGTCGAGGCGAGGCGGGCGTGGTGCAACACGAGGGTGCCGGCGTCGCCCGGGTTGTTGCCGGCGGTCGCGGCGAGCCAGGTGCACCCGTTCGTCGCCGCGTCGCGGATCAACGCCAGCCACGGCGGCCAGTGCCCGTTGGAGTCCTGCACGGTGGCCTGCACCTGACCGTTGTCACCTTCGATCACGGCGGCACCGAACGAGGGCAGATACAGCCCCTGGTCGGTGGCGAGGATGTTGGCGATGTAGTTGAGGCGTTGGGTGATCGTCTCGCGTGGGCGTGACGCGTTGTAGGCGGAGGCGGTCAACCTGGCCGGCCAGGTGTCGGCGCCGAGCACCAGGTACGGGGTCGGTTCGCCGGGGGCGACGAGCAGGCTGGTGAAATCGGATGGGAACCAGCACCACGTCGCCCCGGTCGGGGTGTAGCGGGCCCAGATCGTGCCCATCATGTCGATCGACACGGGCAGCTGGCCGAACAGTTTCAGCTCTAGCCGGCCGGGTTGCAGGTCACCGCGGAACGTGCCGTCCCCGGGCGTGTAGCTGTCGGTCGTCCAGCGGGCCTCGACGACGAACCGTGTCAGGTCCCACTCGGGGTGGGTCTCGTTGCCGTACTGGTACCACCAGCGCCACGTGTTGCCCCAGTTCGACCCGGGCGGGGTCGGGCGTGGCGACCAGTGGTCGGTGCCCCAGATCGCGGTGCCCCACCGGGCGACGGGCACCGGCGGTCACCTGCGGCCGAAGATGGGGGCGAGCTCGGGGCGCACGTGGCGGCGCTGATACTCGAGCAACCCGCGGTAGACGGCCTCGGGGAACTGGTCGCCGGGGGCGACGGTGATCTGCAGGTAGGCGACCGTTGCCGGCGCCCCGGCCGACGCGGAGAAGATCGACCCGATCCCGGGGATGTGCGACAAGGCACCACCGACACCGGACCCGACCTTGCCGAGCCAGCCGAACGCGTCGGAGGCGGCCTGCTTGACCTTGCCGAGCACGTTGATGATGTCGTTGAACACCGCTTTGAGCTTGTCGAGGTTGGTGAGCACCAGACCGAGGGGCCCGAGGATGATGTCGACGATCAGTTTCCAATGGTCGGTGATCCACGCGGCGAAGGACTTGATTGCGTCCCACACCGCGTTGACGGCGTCGCGGAACCAGCCGACGTGCTGGTAGGCGAGGATCACCCCGGCGACGAGGGCGGCGATCGCGGCGACGATCAGACCGATCGGGTTGGCGTCGAGCACGACGTCCAACGCGGTTTGCACCGTCGTCCAGATGCGCACCGCGGTGGTGATCGTGACGATCACCGCGCCCAACCCGGCGAGGATCGGCACGAGCACCTTGACGATGCCTTGATGCTCGTTCATCACGTCGGCCATCTTCCCGAGGAACCCGGTGACCTGTTGGATGACCGGCATCAGCGCTTGGCCGATCGACGCTTGCAGCTGGCCGAGCCCTTCGTGGAAGCGGGCCATCCCGCCCGCCGCGGTGTCGCCGTAGGCGTCGGCCTGGCCGTGCACCGCGGCGGTCAGGTTGGCCATGATCGTCGCCTGGTCCAACGCTTTGCCGTTGACGTCGGTGGTGGCGATGCCGAGCTCTTTCAGCTGGCGGGTCTGGCCGTTTTGGGCTTTGACGATCGTGTCGGCGGCCTGCGACACCGACGTGCCACTGAACGCGGCGAGGTCCTCGGCGGTCTTCAAATCGGCCATCGCGGTCTTCGAGTTCTTCGTCGCCAACACCAGTTGCGTGTACGCCTGGGAGGCGTCCTCGGTCGACTGGCCGGTACGCCTGGTCGTCGCCTCGACCGCGTCCAACCCTTCTTTGGCGTCTTTCGCCTCCAGCCCGACGTTGCCGTAGGTGGTCTGCAACTTGGTGAGGGTGCCCTGGTACTCCATCGCGGCTTTCCCGGCGGCGACCATCTCGGTGCCGACCACGGCGCCGATGCCGGCGGCGGCCAACTTGAGCTTGTCCATCCCCGACGCCTGTTCGGACACCTTCTTCAGTCCACCGACGGCGTCGTCGACCTTGGCGACGACCTCCATCACCAGCGACGCGGTCTTGGATGCCACCGGTCACCTGCGGCGGCGCGCTTCGGCGGCCTGGTCTTCGAGGACTGCGAGCATCGTCGCCAAGTCGCGCGGGTCCTCGCGCCACAGCACGGAAGGGGCGATCCCGGTGTGCACCGCCAGGGCGGCGATCACGATTCCGGGACCGCCGTCGTAGGGCCCAGCGGTGGCATGCGGGCAATGTCGTCGTCACCGAGCGGTACGGCGAACGCACACCGGGCGTTGAATTCTGGCCAGTCGACGTCGACCAGGTCGCCGGTACGCAGGCAGGCGGCCCACGCGCTGGCGCGCATGAACTTCTGCTCGCGACCTATCGGCGTCGGCAGACCGGCGCCTGGCAGGTCGTCAGGGTCCTCAGGGATGCGCGGCGCACATGCCCGAGCGTGGTCGCGCTGATCGGTCGCTACCTTGAATTCACGCCCGTCGTCCATCAGGACGGCGACATACATCCACGGAAACTCCGTCACGTTCGGCTCGCCTTCTCGTCGAGTTCGCCTTGCAGGTCGGCGGTCACCGCGTCGGTCCAGTCCGGCATGGTGCGTTGCAGGGTGTCGGACAACCAGGGGCGCCCGGCCAGGTAGCGGGTGCCGTTGTGCACGAACCCGGCGTAGGGCACGGTGTTGACGACCTGCCCGGTCGTCGAGTTGCCGGCACGCTGCGCGGCGTGGCCGGCGCCGAGACGTCCGCTGGCGTGCGGTGCGGCGGCGGCCGCGGCGGGCACGACGATGCGCGCCAGGGCCCGGGTCAACGGGTCCCCGAGGGCGTGCAGGTCGGCGTCGATGCCGGTGAACATCGCCGTCACCTGGGCGGCGTTCACCACCGTGAGGCTGACCTCGTCGGTCATGCCGGCGGCACGTAGGTGACGGCACCCTGGCACGGCCATTTGAACCCGGCGGTCAGGTTGCCGCCCGATTTTTGGACGGGGGTGTCGAACCCGTCGACCATCACCGTCCCCTCGAAGCTCCCGCCGAGCGTGCCGACGGGGAAGAACGTGAACGGTTGCAGGGTGCCTTGGATGGCGTGGATCTGTTCGAACACCCCGCCCTTGACGCTGTAGTCGAGCAGGATCGTGCCGGACAGTTCCCACGAGTAGGTCGCGGCGGCCTGCACGACGTCGCCGGTGAGGACCGTCACGGGCGAGTCGCGGGTGACGGTCTGAGGGGAGCCGGCCTCGGTGATCTGGGCGGACATGTCGATCGGCGTCGGGGTCGTGCCGATCGACAGGGTGCCCTTGAGACGGTCCACGATCGTGGCCATGGGTCAAACCTCCTCGGTGATGGATGCGAACACGGACAGCTGGGTGCGGTAGGCGAACCACGGCCCGGTCGGGTCTAAGACGAGTTGCACCGACCGCCACGACAGGTCCCCCTGATGCACGGGGGCGAGGGCGTCGGTGGCGTCGATGAACGCGTCAAGGTTGCGGGCCGTGTCACCGACACCGAGCCCGCGCACCGGCAGCCAGTACAGGTAGAACACGGCCTCGCCGGGGGCGGCGAGGGTGCCGGTCGACTCGAACCCTTCGGCGGCCAACCAGAAGCACGGCGGCACCAGATCACCTTGGGTCGTGGCGACACGCAGGCCGGCGTCGCGCAACACCGCGGTGACGGCGTCAACGATCGCTTCTCCGGCGGTCACACGGCACCGATCTGGGCGCCGGCCAACAGCTGGCGGTACCCGGCACGTTCGATCGCCGTCGGGGACCCCGGGGTCCACGTCTCGGGTTGCGACCGGCTGTTCAGGTACAGGCGGCCAAGGTTGAACAAGGCGGTCCGGTCGCGGGCGGTCAGGGTCGGGTCGACCGGGTCCAGTCCGACGGCGACGGCGTCGACGATCGCCGCGTCGAGGGCCAGCGCGGTGGCGTCGAGGTCGGCGGTGTCGGCCGGGTCGAGCCCGAGGAACGCACGGAACGCGGTGTTGTCCGGCCAGCCGGACGGGTAGACGGCCATCAGCTGGAACGGCCACGCCCGGTCTGTGCCGGCGGGGTGTCGGCGGCGGTCGGGGTCGGCAGGGTGCCGGTGATCGAATAGACGCCGCGCTGGTCGACGACCCCACACGCGGCGAACACGGCGACACCGACGTCGCGGCCGGCCTGGGCGACGTTGTCGACCGGGCCGAGCATGATCGGCGCCCCGATCAGCGACGTGAACGCCTCGGGGACACCGACGACGGCGGTGCCGGCGGGCAGCTGGTTGGACACGAAATAGGTGAGGCCACGCACCGACCCGGACGCCGCGGTGGCGTCGACGGTGCCGGCGGCGTTGACCGGGCCGAGCGACGGAAACAGGTAACGGCCCTGCGTGTCCTTCGCCTTGGCCATCGTCTCCCACACGTCGACGGCCAACACGGCAACCTCGGGGAGCCGGCCGATCGCGGTGAGCAACGACCCGGCGACGGTGATGAACGGGTCGGCAATGTCGGTGATCCCCGTCGGCCAGTTCGGCCCGGCGGTCGCCCCGGCGGCGATCGTCGTCGCGGCGAACTGTTCCATCTGGCCGGCCATCTCCGTCGCCCAGGCGGCCATCACGATCGTCATGTACGACGGGTCGGAACGCATCAGGGTGGCGAGCGAGATGTCCTGACCCCCGGCGTAGGTGTTCACCGGGAACGTCGCCGGGGTCACATCGAGCTTGCCCGACGCGACCGCGCTTTTCTCGGTGGTCTGCTGGCCGAGCGGGGGCATGTTGCGGACCACCGGCAGGTTGACGGTCATCCCTGTGTCGGGCAGCGGGATACGCCGGAACGCCTGCACCGTCGGTGACGTCGAGGCGACGATCTGGGTGACGGTCGAGATCCACACGTCATGGACCAGCCCGGGCACGTCGGAGGAGATCTCGTCGGTCAACGCGGCGGCGAGTTGGCGCATCGCCGCGTCACGCGCCGCGCCGGGACCGTCGCGCAACAGGTCCCAGGCGAATTGGCCGAGATGGCGGGTGTCACGCACGACCGGGCGCCGATCGGCGCCGGCGACCGAGGCGGCGAGGACCTGGCGGTGGGTGGCGAGGCGGGCCGCCTCGAGGTCGAGGTCGGCGGTGGCGGTGTCGGTCATGTCGGGTTCTCCCGGGTCGTCGGGTTGGGTGGTCGCTTCTTCGGTCGGGTCGACGTCGACGTCGTCGTCGTCGTCGTCGGCGGGGTCGGGTGGGGTGTCGGCGGTGAGGGCGGCGGCGGCGACGCCGGTCACCCGGGCGTCGTCGAAACGGGGCAGCACCACCGACGACAGTTCGGAGATCCGCGCCCCGGCATGGACCTGGTGATGTTCGGCGTAACGCGAACCGTTGATCGGGGTGCGTGTCGAGTTCTCGTCGGACCATTCGACGCGCACCGACACCCCGTTACGGATCCCGGAGCGGATCTGGCGCAACGCCCGGGCCGTCTCCGGTTCGGCCAGCTCGGCGCGGGGCACCGCGGCTGCGGCGTGGAGCCCGTCGGGACGATCCGACCAGCCGGTGACGGTGCCCATCAGATGGGTGCCGGCGCCGACGTGGTCACGTAGGAACGGCACCCGCGCCGGGTCCCCGGAGGTGTCGACCGAACCCTGATCGAACGCGACGGTGTCACCCCACCAGTTGAGCGGCACGGTGCGGTCCCACGGCAGGGCGACGGCGGTGATCACGACCGGCGGGCCGTCGAGGTCGGCGGCGGCGGCGGCGAGGGTGTCGGGGTCGGGGACGGCGAACGTCGAGGCGACGAACGCCCGACCGTCGATGTGCGGCATGAGGGTCAACCTCCCGGGGTGGCGGTGTCGGTCGGGGCGGTCGCCGTGTCGGCCGCGGGGGCGCCGGTGGTCGGGCCGAGGTTGCGCAGCGCGGCGGTACGCAGGAACGGTTCGAGGTCCATCGTGACAACGGTGCCGTGCGGGGTGACCTGATCCGACGACAAGGTTTGTTCGATCGCCCCGATGTACGGGGCGATCCCGAAATCGATCAGGTCGGCACGGGCGGTGTACGCGGTCTTGTAGGTCAGGCTTTCGTGGGGGATGCCGACACCGACGGCGAACGCCGGCATGTTGCACACCCGGGCCAGGGCGGCGTCCTGATACGAACGGGACTCGACGAGCTGCATCACGTCCGGGCTGATCATCGTCGGCACGTAGTCCAGATCGCCGGGGACGTAGGCGACGGTGTGGGTGTGGCGCGACGTCTCGAACGTCGAAATCTGTTCGATCGCCTCGGTCGTCGTCAGGTCGTCACCGGATTTCTGCTTGAGCACACCGCCGGGGATCTCGACGTTGGCGAACCGGTCGGCGGCCGAATCCAAGCGGGCCGCGGTCGACAATGGCCGTTTGGCGGAGAGGACCGCCGACAGGGGCGATTCGAACACGATCACCTCGAACCAGGACAGGTGCACGGTGGTGATCTGCGGGAACCAGTCGGACACGCCGGCCTGGTCGTGGCCACGGCGGTAGTAGGTGATCCCGGTCCCGTCGGGGTCGATCACGACCTGCGTGTACGGCATCCATTCGACCGCCAACGGCCGCCCGTACTGGTCGACGACGGTGATCCAACAGAACGCGTAGGCGTGGAAGAACAGGTCGTCGACAACCTGGGCGGTCCACCAGCCGCGGGAGTGGTTCGGGTCGGGTCGATCCAACCAGCCGGGACCGAGGTCGGTGCCGTCACGGGCGGTGCGGGCGTAGGGCAGTTGGGCGAGGACCCCACACAACACGTCACGGGCCCGCATCACCACCGACAACTCGAGCGCCTGCGACCGGGACGTCACCAGGGTGTCGGCGCGGGCCGCTTGCAGTTGGGCGATCTGGGTCGACAACGGGTCGGTCGGCGCCGGATCCGGCGCAGGCAGGTCCGAGGCGCGGATCCGGCGTCGACCGAACATGGGGCGCGATCGTGGACCGCTTTACGCGGGCAGGGCAACCACCCGGCCACCGCGGCGCGGCGCGGTGCGATGCGCCCACGCGGCCAACGTGACGGCGACGAGCGGGGAGATGTCGTCACCGCTCGTGCGGCGCGACCACGCCCAGCCGTCCCCGACGGGGCGTCGGCGGGCGCCGCGCAGCGCCGCGTTCAACGCCGGTTGGTCGCGGTGGACCAGTTGGCCGGCGCCGAGGGCGTCGACGAACCCGCCGCAGGCACGGGTGAGGAACCCGGTGGCCTCGGTGTCGATGCGCAGGCGGCGGCGTGTCGCGTCGGCGACGGTCGCCGCGGCGACCAGGTCGTCGGCGACGATGCGGGCACCGCGATGGTTGGTCCGCAGCGCGGCGAGGGTGTCGACGAGCCAGTCGGTGCCCGGACCGTGGGCGACGACCTCGACACACGTGCGCCCGCGCCACACCCCGGCGACGGCGACGGCGGCGGCGGTGGCGTCGGGGGCGACGTCGAAGGCGAACACCTGCGGCGCCCCCGCGGCGGCGTCCGCGTCGGCGGCCGTCGCCCAACGCACCGGGTCGACACCGGACGCGGGGGAGGCCGACGGGCGCGGCCACACGTTGAGGCTCGACCGGGCGAACGCCGCGGGATCCATCTGGGTGTGGTCCTCGACGAGCGCGGCGAGCGGCACGGTGTAGTCGAGCGCCGGGTGGGCGGAACGCCACGTGGCCGGGTCGTCGGGGTCGGCGGCGGGGTCGGCGGACCATTCGAAATAGGCGAGCCCGGAACGGCGGTCGCATTCGGCGGCGTCACGCCCGGCGGTCATCCACTGGTCCAGCCAGGTCGACTCGATCGTGCCACCGGCGGAGATGATCCATGTCTGGCGGCGCGGCCGGGTCAGCTGCGCGGGGCGGATCCCGGCCTCGACGTCGGCGCCGAGGGCGAGGTCGAACGCCCATGCCTCGTCGATGGTCACCAGGTCGGCGTTCGTCGAGTGCAACGCGTTGGCGGTCGGGGCGAACAGTTGCAGCTTCGACCCTGAGGCGCGGTTGGTGACACCTTCGGAACCCTGCGAGTTGCGGACCTTCAACCGGGCTTTCCAGTACGGGGTGCGGTCGACGAGCGGCGCCCATTCGTCGCGGAAGATCTTCGCCGCGGTCTCACGCGCCTGCGCCGTGTACCAGGCGAGCACGCCCGGCGCGGAGGTGCGTTGCAACGCCTGGGCGAACGTCAACAGGGTCTTGCCGGCACGGCGCGGCACGACGAGCACGACGAGCGGGTAGGCCATGCGGTCCGTCGCCGGGTCGATCTCACCGGCCACCGCGGCGACCTGTCGCTGCCACGGCAACAGTCCTTGGCCGGCGGTCAGCGACCGGGCGATGCGTTCGACGTTGGGGCCGAACGTCGCCCGATCAGCCGAACGTCGAGTCGACCACCGCGGCGGACAGGGTGAACGGGTCGACATCGGGCAACGGTTCGGGGCGGGCGCCGGTCAGGTAGGCGTGGCATTCGATCAGCCGGTGCCCGGCGAACGCGACGGTGTAGAGCTCGTCGGCGCGGGCGGCCTGGTCGACGACCCGGGCGAGGCGCCGATAGAGGACCTCGACGGCGGCCGCGTCGGGGAGCACGGCGTCCTGTTTGCGCAGGGCACGCAGGTCACGCCCGGCGGCACGTTCGGTCGAGCCGACCGCCACACGGCCGGCGCCGACGTCGTCGAGCCCGGGAAGCGCGGCCTGTTCGGGGCGACGTCGCACCATCAGCCGCTCAATCGAACGTTTGTTCGGTCAGGGTGGGATGGTCCGGCACGATCCGGGGAGAGAGAACGGGCGAGAGCACTGTCCGCGCCCCGT